GTTACAAGCTGGCTTTGATACACAGATCAAGGCAGCACAAGCACAGTTTGCTAGATTGTTTACCGAACTTGCCTCACTTTGCTTTGAAGCAGATGAGCAAATCTTTGGTGGAATCCCTAAGACTATTAAGGGAACCGATGACGGTACACCTTATGTACTTAAATATATTCCATCTCGTGATATTAAAGGCGAGTACGGCGTAGATGTACGCTACGGAATTATGTCTGGTATGGATCCTAACCGTGCCATCATTGCTTTACTACAAATGCGTTCAGACAAACTTGTATCTCGTGACTATGTACGTCGTGAAATCCCTATGGATCTAAATGTTACTCAGGAGGAACAACGTGTTGATATTGAAGAAATGCGCGATTCTTTGCGTGTTGCTGTTGCACAGTATGCTCAGGCGATTCCGGCTCTCGCGGCGCAAGGCCAAGACCCTTCCGAGATTATCAGCCGTATCGCAACTGTTATCCAAGGTCGGCAAAAGGGCCAAGCACTAGAGAACATTATTGAAAAAGCATTTATGCCAGCACCAGCACCAGAACCAATGATGCCACCAGAGATGGCGGGTATGCCTGGCGCAGAACAGATTCCAGCAGCAGGTGCGGCCTCCGCCCCTGCCTCGCAGCAACCTCCAAATCCACAAGGCGGTATGGCCCCTGCTGCTGGTCAAAAACCCGATATAGCCCAACTACTAGCTGGTATTACCGGCGCAGCATAAATGGAGGAGGTGTAATATGAATAAAGGATCACGCGCAGCAGCACCTATGGCTAAGCCAAAGGAAGGCAAGATGGACCACTCAAAGCCAGCAGGCGGCAAAGTAATGCCATCAATGATGCCAGCAGGACGTAAAGGCAACGCAGTCAAAAAAGGATAAATTTTTTATAGGAGGTGTACTGGGTGATGAACGATAAGATTCCTCGCCCAGTGCGCCTTTCTGATTTTCTAGTAATACTTACAGGTTTTATTCACAACATAGCGCAAACATTTGAAGCTATGACAGGTGAACTAATGGAACTATCCATTTATCATTCTAACCAAAAGACGGAAACTATTCGTGCTTGGGAAGATATGTCCGCAGATTTAGAAAAGTTAGGAGAAGAAACAGATGGCTGAACCAATGAATCCATTGGCCGGAGTTTCAGGTCCTGGCAAATACGCTGTTCGCACGGATAATCTACAGATGGGTTCTACCTCATACGGCGAAGGCGTAGAGACTGCCGCAATTAAGTCAGGTTCGCCTCTTTCAAGAACTCCAGATCAACGCCCAATGCCAGCAAACGAAGTTCGTGCCGCTGCAACACAGGGTTCTGTAACAGGTTTATATGATCCAACCCAAAGACCAGATTCACCAGTTACTACTGGTATTGATATGGGTGCAGGAGCAGGATCTAACGCCCTTATGATGTCTAAGCCAGCAGATGACTCAGAATTTAGAATAAAGATTGAAGCATCAAAGTCAGTGCTTGCTTACATAGCAGACTTGCCTAACACATCACCAGAAACTCGCGCTGCGATCAAAGACTTATGGAATATGCAGTGAGTTTATGGAATCGAATTGGTGATATAGCTTCGACTATTGCTAAAAATACAGTCAAATTTGGCGGCGAAGTCTTTGGTGGCGCTAGTAGTGTTGCTCGTGTTGGCTGGGATATTGGAACAGCGCCTTGGAATAATGCTGCTGAATTTAACGGTTTTTCTAATACCTTAAAAAATGCTTGGGCACCAGAGAAAAAAGATATAATTAAACCATTGGCATCAGCCGGTGGAGCAATTATGAAAGTTCCTGGCGTTCAGCCTACTCTTGAGCGTATTAATTATGTTAACCAGCAATATATTCGTGAACCATTAACTACTTTTAACCTTGTACAAGGAGATATTGCTAGCGGTCGAGTACCAATAACGGATATATTTAATCCTAATGAATGGCGTAAAGCCTACACAGGCGCTCAAGATATTTCATATGGTCAATCATTTGTAGGTTTATACCGTACATATTACGATCCAAAATTTAATATCTATGACCCACGCGAACGCGAACAAGCATTTAATAAAAGTGCTTGGGGTAAAGGTTTATCTGGTGGTATAGATACTCTTGCTCAAATTTTTGGTGACGTAACCATTGTTGGTGCTAAGGCTGGATCAGCCCTTAAAGCAAGTAGCTTAGCAACTGGTAAATTAAAAAATTCAGACATAGTTGCTAAAGCAGCAGAAGATTTAACTAAAGCACAGTACGGCGAAACTAATCGCTTTACTAAAGTTATTGATGACTTTACTGCTAATGATTCTATTTATGCAATTAATCACCCAATGATTAAAGCATCAGATCAGCCAGGACTACTTGCTCATTTGCTTGGCGAGTCTACTGACAAAGATACTACTGCTCTTATACTTCGTACAGCAACCGGTGATCCAGCAGCTATGGATGAACTTGCTTTTGCGCGTGCTGATATGAAAGATGCTCTTGCTAAGGCTCGTGCGGATCTGTCAGCAGTAGATGAATACAAACTATTTTCTGCACCAGATGGAACTGGAATGATTCCATTCCTAAACGATAATCCTGGTGTTATTGCTGAAGCTGAGGCTAATTACGCAGCACTTGCTAAAGCAGATACTGAATTTGCAAAGATGATGGGTCTTGGCATCGGCGGCGGTACGCTTGCTCGCACAACTGGTGTATTAACTCAGGGTGTTGAAGACTTTATTGCCAAAGCCCGTTCTGCTCGATTTTACGATAAGCCTGTTGGAACTCCTGATATTGAAATATTTCAGCCAACTCCATTTCATCGTTTGTACCAAAAGATTTCTTGGTCACAAAACGAACGTCCTGCTGGCATAGTTGATTTTAATGATCCAGATTCATACAAGGAAGTTGTGGCAACTCTTGAGCGCTTACGCACAAGTACTGCTATACCAGGCGTTCCTGCTACGATGAAAAGAATTAACGCTTTATCGGATGAGCAAGCTAACTCTTTGCTTGATTCTTATATGGGAGCAACCACTCCAGAGGCTCGCAGCCTAGCTATGTTAAATATTGAAGCTGCTGGTGTTCGTGCTGTTGCTGCTAAATATGAAGGCATTGATCCTGAAACAGCAGATCAAATTTACAATACTTATGCGGGTGCTCGAACCTCTGCCCTAAAGTCTATTAAAGACAGAGGCTTTATGGTTGATCTTGATGATGAAATTCTTAGGGTTCCGCAGTTTGAATCACAGACTGCTAACCAGCTTCCAATAATGGACTTTGATTTACTAGATCGTTTGCTCAAACAAAATTCTTCAGCAATCAGTGCGCTTAAAGGTGCGTTAACAGACAAGCCGTTAAGCGTTATTGATCTAGTACAGGACTTGTTCAAGGCTGGAGCGCTACTGCGCCTTGGTTACACGATCCGTAACGGCGTTGATTCACAGTTACGTATCTTAGCATCTGTTGGTGCTATGACTTCTTTACGTCATCTAGGTCCTGGCCTTAAAAATATTGTTAATAACACAGTACGTGTGCCTGCTCGATTGATTGATACCTACTTACCAGTACATAGCGGTATGTCTATCAAAAATGTACAGCAGTCTACTACTGGTGTTATTAGGGAACTCAAAGAACTTAAAACTAAAATTGCTGAAGCTGAAGCAAAGTTATCTTTGCGCCCTGACAATCTTGATTTAGCCGGTGAAGTAAACACTCTTAGACTTCTGCAAGAAGAAAAGTTGGCTGTTTACAACCATTACACAGAAACCATTAATAAATTTGGAACTGTTACACCAAAAGACCGAATTGGTAACGGATCTTATGATATTACTACTAGCGATGGCACAACTTATCAACTATATGACGCCTTTGGTGGCCCATTAGGTGAGATGTTTAGAAAGATTGCCTCATCTGGTAACACTTTTCAGCGTATGGTTGAAAGCAATAGTGATATGTATGCTCGTAAGCTACAAACAAAAGGTTTCGGCAAGGTAAGCCCTACTGATCCAGGATACTTTGAGCAATGGTCACAAACATTGCGTCAACAATTTGGTAACTCTGCTGTTGTTAAGAAACTTTCAGCTGGTGAAAGTGTTGAAAGCATTACTCGTTGGCTTGTGGGATCTCCAGAAGGCCGTGATCTACGTCGTCGCCTCAGCATTACATCTGATGATGCAGCAGAACACGTAACAAACATTAGTAGATTCTTTGACAAATACTTACCAGAGTCATCTAACTTACGAGGCAAGTTACGCGAGATTACTGCCAATGATTTACGCGCTGCTTTTCCAGATCCAACTACTTTGCCTATCATTCACGGCCACGTTTTAGAAGAAGCCTTATTTAACACTGGTAAAAAAAGTATACGTGGTGCAATTAATACAGCTTTTAAGTTTTTAGGTACCATACCTGAAGATACTTGGGCACGTAATCCATTGTATGTACAGTTATACCGCCAAGAGGCTCGTCGTCGGGTTGAAATCACTACCGGTCTTAAAGAAGGTAGATTAACTACAGCAGAACAAGAAGCTATTATGTCTGCTTCTCACAAAGTTGCAGTGCGTGAGATGAAAGGTATCTTGTTTAATATTGAGCGCCGTACAAACTTAGCAACAGCTATGAAGTTTATTAGCCCATTCTTTTCAGCACAAGAAAATGCTTACAAGACTTGGATGAAATTTGCTGTAGCTAACCCAGCAATTGTTAATCAAGGTTACAACGTATGGCAGGCGCCTAATCGCTCCAGTTTAGTAACAGACCAAGATGGTAATATTGTTCCAGAGGGTCAGACTTCTGGTAACGATGTTATCTGGATAAGTTTGCCAAAGGCGTTTCGCAGTATTCCAGGATTAAATTCGCTTACAAACCTTGGTATTCCAAAGCAATCGCTAGATATTATATTCCAAGGTGGATTAGACGTCCTTTACAACAAGGGCAATCCAAATGTATTTAGTGATATCTTTCCAGTAGGTCCTTATGTAGCAATTCCTATCAGCGAGATTGTTAAGAACAAGCCTTCGCTAGAAGATTCTTTCAAATGGGCACTTCCTTATGGTCCAACAAAAGATGCTATTTCTGGACTATTGCCAGCTTGGGTAAATAAAAGCCGAGCAGCTGGTGGTGGATTAGATGATCCTCAGTTTGCTAGAAGCTATGATCTAATATTTGCTACAGAGCAAACACGCGCCAAGCGTAATGGCCGCCCTCCTGTAAAGCCTGAAAAGATTATGCAGATGACCAAAGATTATTGGAAT